TACTCACACTCTGACCAGTGTGCCATTGGATTGGCTTGTGTCACAGATGTAATTGATCGTGTCAATTCCAGCTTTGTGACCTATCTCGACTTCCCTGAGATGACTGAGCGTCAGTTCGAGTCAGTGTTCTACGATCGTGGACATCATGTTAGTTATGAGGATGTGACTGCACATGAAGTAGCTGATCGCATCGACGAACTCTTGGAGGCATAGTCCAATGGCAACCAACACTCCGAAGGATGTCTTCAAGTATATAGCTATGAAGGGTCCTGACGAGTGTTGGGCTTGGACAGGACCTTGGGGTGGAAGGGCAGAGGACAGGCGCCCCTACTTCATGGCTGGAGGCAAGCGCACTATGGCCTACAGATGGGTCTGGGAGCTTGTCCAAGGCTCGATAGATGAGAGCCTTATGATCCTTCATTCATGCGATCAGGGAGGCTACCCAGTGGGCTGCTGTAACCCAAAGCACATGCGCCAGGGCACCCTCCAAGAGAACACCAAAGATATGACGGACCGTCAGCGCCACGGTTTGCCCCATATGGTTGTGAGAGCAATTAGGCGCCTTATTGACCAAGGCGAGACCCAACAGGCAATCGCTGAGCGATATGGCCTCACTCGTGAAGCAGTGAGTGCAATCGCAACCGGAAGGACGTATAAACACCTAGACCAGTAAGCGCGGAGCGCGCATTCAAACGCTGACCACAAACGCTGGCCAATCCACGAGGTGTCCGCACACCATGCACTCTAGCATGGAAGTCATACGATGCCATCCGACAACATCCCCACAACAGTAGGTAAGTTCGCTACAACTGTAGTATCAGCACTACCTCCAGCATTCATAGTCCTCACATTCGCAATGCTCTTTGCATTCAGTGCAGTCCTCTGGTTCGAGTCTAAGCAAGCAGATCAACGCCTTGAAGTGATGAAACTAGTATTCGACGCATGTGTGAGACCTAACAAGGCAGTGCAATGAGAGCAGCAACACAAACACTATGCGTAGAGTGTGGACAGCCAGGTGTGCAGACCATAGACAGTCGTGTCACTAGCAACAACTGGCGATTGCGTAGGCGTAGATGTCCATCATGTCAGCATAAGTGGTCTACCTATGAGATAGAGGTAGAAGTATTAGATGGCATCATTGCATTCCTCGACATCATCCAAGACATGGACACTGAACTAACCAAGTTAAGTGCGATAGCTAAGTCACTCAAGTATGTGAAGCCACATCACACAGCTAGCAGAGGTATACCTGTAGAAGTCCATCGCACAATCAAAGAGATGTTCTCAAGAAGGGATGCAGCAGATGAATGAAGAAGAGTTCAAGTTAGTAGCTGATGGCCTAAGTGCACACTTCATGGTCATAGGACCAAATGATGATGGTAGTCTGAAGCAGGCATTCATCTTCATCAAGTTGAACTTCGATACGATGAGCCATGACATTGCTACCAACATGGATGGAGAGAAGCTATCAGATGTATTACAGGGTCTATCTCATAGCATAAGGAGAGACAAGGATGCCTAGTGTATCTCGTAACCAGCAACGCCTGATGCATGGGATAGCATCAGGTAGCATCCCATCTGGTAAGGGTAGACCTACTAAGGCAGTAGCACGTGACTTCGTTGCTGCTGATCATGCACGTGGTAGTAAGAAGCTACCTCAGAACGTCGGTAAGAGCATCACACAAGGTAGGTCCTTGAAGGAGATGTGATGGCAAGAAGTAACACACACGTAACACTCAGTGGTGTTGAGGTCATAAAGACCACTGAGAAGGCTGTCCTCATCATCTATACAGAGAAGGATGAGGAGTTCGAGCATTGGCTACCACGCAGTGTATGCATGGATGGCAGTGAGCTAGCGGAAGGAGACAAGGACATCGTTGTAGAGAAGTGGATAGCCGATAGAGAGGGATTGCCTACATGACAGCACATGGATCGTTACCCATCAATGCAGTCAAGTGGCTGCTTGAATGCGAAGCTAGGCTAGGCCAGATAGAGTCTAGCGTTCAGATGCTAGGCAAGCTAGTATCCAAGAATACTGAGCGTATGACTTCCCTTCTAGCACAGATGGAGGAAATGCAGTGTCACTTGAAGTCGTATCTGGAGGCAGAGACATCCTTGTCGATCCAGAAGACAGATGGCTTCTTGACAACTACAACTGGTCCTTGCATGGAAAAGGATACGTTGTAACGTATAGTCCTGCACCAACAGATGGAGTCACCAGACTACATCATTGTATCGTTGGTATGCCTATTGATCCAGACGTTGTGATAGATCACATCGACAGGAACAAACTGAATAACAAGAGGAACAATCTAAGATACACGACGAGAACCGAGAACTATTTGAACTCAGATAGATCAGACAATGCTACATACATCTACAAACAGACATGGAGTGGAAGGTATTATGTAGACATCACCAGACAGAGGCAACGCTACTATGGAGGAACATATGACACTTACGACGAAGCCATCACTGCACGTGATACCCTCCTCAGGTCCATTTGCTAAATACAATACACCGGAGTCTTGCATTTTATTCCCTGTCGGAGAGCGAAAGGTCGGATGGCAGCAGCGTGATGGTGCTTACAGAGAAACTCGTGGGCACAAAGCCATCATCCGATTGAATGAGAAAGGAGACAATGCACAACTGCTCAACATCGTAGGCTCTACCTACAAACTGGTCCACAACCGAGAGCTTATGGGTGCAGTCGAAGAAGCGATGTGCAATGAGATGCTGCCTGAGCATCTAGCTGGTGTGCAGGTGACAGACAAGGTGAGTGGCTGGGGTAAGTTATGTTTTCGCACTTATGTATTCCCTAACATCAAGTGCAAGGTCAACACACCAGGCATCAAGTCAGACATTGGCTTTCGCATCATCGTTCAGAATGGCTATGGTGGTTCTGCACTACGGATACATGCAGGTGCTATCGACTTCTACTGCACCAATGGAATGATAAGAGGTGAGTATGTATCTGCTTATCGACGGCATACTAGTGGTCTGGTTGTTGGTAAGCTTAATACCACCATTGCGGATGCCCTAGTTGAGTTTGTTAAGGCTGGAGAGGAATGGCAGGCGTGGAGTAAGACACCTGTCAAGCACGAGAAGGCAATGGACCTGTTCCGTGCTATCGCATCCAGTGAGAAGATGCGTGAAGGACTCACTGACCAATACATGCGAGAGACAGAAGGACGAGGCAACAATCTGTGGGCTGTCTACTCCACACTCACATACTATGCATCACATCCTGAAGGAGACTTCGCACTACGAAAGTCAGTAGAGGAACAAGACAACGTAGCTGTGACTGTGCTACGACATGAGCTTGACGTAGCTAGATGGGTGCATATGAAGGAATGGAAGCAGTTGGAGACAGCTTGACTTTTGTATATACATGTGCTATACTACACATACTAGAGAAGGAGGAGAACAGGATCAGTTGAGAGTTGGAGTAGCGAGGTCCGCGGGCTTGTTCGTGCTTCGCACTCACCCCCTACATACACATACATGTAAAGGACAAATGGCAATGCTCACAGCACGAGCCAAAAACCTGATTGTAGACAAGATCAACATGGCCTTTGCCTCTATTGGCAAGGACATGCCCAAGTCTAAAGCTCTAAAGAACAATGAGCAGCAGGCTTGGGAATACTTCGTATCCAGTCATCTGTATAAGTTGGCTGGCGGTAGACGTGAGGAAGCAAAGGCACAAGCAGTTGCAGCCCATGTCATTCCTGACACAGATGATCCAGCTAACCAACGAGATGGTGGCACACTAGAAACGGTGTTCGTTGGTGACATCGTTTCTGTCACGTTGGCAGTATCTAAGCCACGTGTGACCTATGACATTGAACGACTGAAGACGTATCTATTGAATAACAAAGTTGATCCTAAAGTAGTTCATGGTGCAATGGAACATGCATCTAAGACTGCCAAGGCAGGACATCAATTCACAGCAGCACTCATTACCGGCGAACCGAAGGCAAGTGATTGACTAGACTAGCACCGCGTCCTATCATGGGGCGCGGTGTCTTTTCATGGAGCAATCAATGACGGGGGTCATATTGACGGACTTCAACACACGAGTGAAGCCGAAGGAAGAAGCGCATGTCTACAACAAGCAACGATACTTAGTGCGCTTCGATCCAAATGCACCACCTGATCAACAGTGGACATGGCACTTGTCCTTCACTGTTGTGTATCCATACATGGGGAGTGCATCCACAATCCAATCAGCAAGGAATGCAGCTCAACGCAAGATAAGGAAGTTGACAGGAGAAGATGAGCGATGGTCAGAACGATCCTGATGTAATCATCAGTGAACACGATACGCCAACTGAGCGAGTTGCAATCAATCAACTGTCTGTAGATGAGTTAGATGCATGGCTTGATGTCATACGCACACGCCGTTTGGCTACTGTGCAGAAGCTTGAAGCCATTGCCAAAGTGCGTGCAGATGAAGCACGTCTAGAAACATTCCTGAAGTTCCAACGTGCATATGATCGTGCCAAGAAGGCAGTGAAGAAACTAGACGAACAAATTGAGAAGACAGAAGTTGTAGTGCATAAGGCTCGCTTACTCGCAATGGCCATGGAAATGGAGGTGAGTGAAGATGCCGACTGTTAGGGGTCCAGTCCGTGCTCGTGACTTACGAGCTAACATCAAAGAGCTAGGCTTTGAACAAGCCACAGTGACTACACTCGAATACCTTCTAGAGGAACGTGCAGAGTATCGACAGCATATGCGTGAGATGGCTGAGATGCTCAACAAGTGTATTGATGCTGTAGGTGTAATGCAGGAAGTCGGTAACATCGTCACGCAGAAACTAGAACAACTGAAGCGTGACATGGACCGTGGAGAGCATCTAGATGATAGTTGAAGGAACCCATCACACACTCACTTTGGGTGTAGTAGGTGCAAGCTCAGGACTAGAAGCCTTTGACTATACCAAGTGGTCAGCTATTAATACGTGTCCTACATGGGGTATCACACGCTATCAGATGAATCTAAGGATGCCCGGTGGGGGTCGGGCACTGGCATTGGAGGCTGGTCATGCACTGCATGAAGTGTTCTCATGGGTGCGTCTGGCTACTCTCATGGATCAGTGTGAACAAGCAGGTAAGGACAAGGTGTGGCTAGATAGGCTGTATGACTGGCATGGTATGAGGCTGTTTGGCCATGAACGACTAGAGCATCTGTCCAGTAAGATAGCAGATGCAGAGGATACACCAGATGCATGTAAGCGTGGTGCCATCGCTCTACTAGACACATCTGGCTATTACGATGATCCACGAGACAAGAGACGCACTCTCTCCAACATGGAGGAGGCAGCGTATGCGTATGTTAATCGCTGGCGTTTCGATCATCGCATTTGGATGCGCGATTATGACAATCCTACCAGTGACGTTGGGATCGAGATACCGTTTGAACTCTATGCTACGATCAGTGGCATGGATCTCTTTCAGTTTAGGTTTGTTGGCCGCATTGATGGGATTTGTTATGATGGTGGTGGACGATTGACCGTTGATGATAATAAGACAGCCTCTCGTCTCAGTGATGCATGGTCAGCATCACAGATGACCTCACATCAGTATACTGGATATAGTGTCGCTGCTTCATTCTTCACACAACATCCAGTAGGTAGATGTAGAGCAATAGGACTTGCACTACCACAGCCACGATCGTATGATTATGGTGGTTTTGTGACTGAGAGCATGGATCGAGGCCCACACCATCTACAACGATGGGTGGACTGGATCGTGCATACCATGCGCATTGCCCAAGCCTATCATAAGGACCCAGTAGGAGCGCCCAAGTATACTCACTCCTGCAATCGCTACTTCAGGCCATGCTCACTCATCCCATTCTGTTATGGTGATGATGATGAGCAGAACCGTATACTTGGGGAGATGGAGTATGATGAATGGAGTCCATTGGAGAAGGGAGTGCTAGACGGAGTAGGAAGCGAGTAATACACACACTCTGGAGGATAGTCATGGACGAAATAGAGTTCGCACAGACGTATAACGAGGCTGTGTCCGTTGTGGACAGTGAGCCAAGGAAGGCTGCACTGCTCACATTGCTGCTTGTCAATGCATTGCGTGAGATGATTGAGGAAATGCAAGTGGAGGAAGATGAATAGTGCCAGTCCCTCCTACGCCACAGTTTGGTAAGCCTACATTCGATGATACACGCATGTATCTTCTTGTGTGGGGATCATCAGGCTGTGGCAAGACCACGCTCGCAGCCACTGCTCCTGGTGCTAAGGCATTCATTCAGTTTGATCCACAAGGCACCACGAGCATAGCCAATCGCAGTGACTACTATCTGTTAGATGTGAGCGGTGGCACGTTCATGTCTACCATGATGGAGTTCCAGAAGACTGATCCGTTCGGTATGCGTGCATTCATCCTAGCACATCCTGATGTAGAGACAGTTGTCATAGACAGCATCACCACCTTAGCGTTCTTGGCATTGCAGTATGCAGTGACCAAGGCAGGTGGTAAGTCAAACATCGAAGTGCCAGGCATGAATGGCTATGGTGTCCGTAACAACGTCATGCGTCGTGTCGTTCAAGTCATCATGCAGATATGCAGTGAGTTGAAGAAGCATCTGATTGTCATCACACATGAAGGTGCTGCTGACAAAGACACGGATGGGACAACGACTGAGATCACTATGTCGTTGTCATCATCATTGGCTAATGACGTATCACTGCGCTTCAATGAAGTGTGGTGGATGAAGGACACTGGAACTGAACGGATCATCTATACGAGACCATTCTTGGTATACAAGCCAATGAAGTCTCGTATGTTCCAGAACCGTCAGTCGCCACAGTTCACGTGGCACTACGATGCCGATGCACTCAAAGGTGAAGGCATCACTGACTGGTTCGATCAGTGGCAACAGAATGGAGGTGTGAAGATACCACTGCCTAAGAAATAGGCCACTGCTTTCGCAATGGCCTAAGTTGTTCCCTAGAGCTGTAGACATACACACAACCAGCCGATGAGGATGAGAACTCATGGCTCCCTCTTATATACCCACAACCTTTCAGGAGTTCAAGGTCCAATGAGTGGTTCACAGTCAATCATGCGCTTCTCGCAGGACATTGCGAGCGCAGAACCGCCTCCGCCCCTACCCGCACGTGCGTATCGTGCTGAGGTAGTCGGTGCGAGCATTAGACCAGCCGCAACATCTGGAGTGATGTATCTCAACTTGCAGATGCGTATTCCTGCTGAAGAATACCCTGCTGATTATGTGGATGGTGATCCTGATGGCACCATGATTTACTACAATCGCATTCAGGCTAGTGACTCGCCACAGAACCGTTATCGGTGGCGTAAGGCGATGGAGCGCCTTGGTGGTCCTCTGTCTATGGAGATTGATGTCAACTCGCTCATTGGTCTGTGGGCCAATGTAGAGGTTGTGCATCAAGAATACGAAGGAGAACAACGCGCTCAGATCAGTAAGCTTCTCGACGCCTAACCATTAGCAGTGCAACACATTGTGTTGACACAAGGCTATACCACTTGTGTAGATGACGAAGACTTTGAGTATCTTGACCAGTTCAGTTGGTGGATACTTCGAGGGACCAATACAATCTATGCAGTAGGTAAGCTTGGTGGGGGATCATTCGTGTATATGCATCGAGTGATCCTCACTGCACCATCAGACATAACAGTTGATCATGTTGATGGATATGGTTTGAATAATGTAAGGAGCAATCTGAGATTTGCAACGTTGAAGGATCAACAAGGTAATGCTGTTGGCTTTGGTGCGTCTGGCGTGAAGGGTGTCACCCTACTTCCTAGTGGGAGGTATCAGGCACGCATAAAGCGTCAAGGCACCACACACTACCTCGGTTCCTTTGATACGATCGAAGAAGCAGCAGCGGCATATGACCATGCTGCTGTGAACTATTTTGGTAGGTTCGCGTTGACGGATGACACATGAACGCCTACACTCTGCATGTGTAGTCAATCCATTGAGGAGGTATCATGTCCGCTACGATCCAACAGCCCACACGTGTTCCTGGCGCTGCACAGGGCGCTGCACCGAATGGTCCAGATGGTCAGCCTGTGGTTGCCAAGAAGAAGCGCACCCGTTCTAGCCCTCTCGCACGGCCTGCATACATCGTTGTGCAAGTGATGGATGAGAGTGGTCAGCCGAGTGCATTCGACAAGAAGCGCCTGAAGATACTGGCAGTGGAGCGCACTGCTGAGAAGGTGTTGGAGATGACTGAGGCTGGAGATCACCCGAATGCGTTCTACCTGCGGGTCATTGTCCCTGCCACCAATAGGCCAGTTCCTGCTGCCAAGGGGTGACAGCGCCTTGAACGTAGGCTAGAGGGAAGGGCCACGTATTGTTCGACGACAGCGTGGCCCTTTTCTTTCTGTGTCATTCGTCGCATTAGGAACGCACAGTATGTCAGCGGATTTGGACGCCATGTTCCCTACTCCTGCACCGCTTGTGTGGGATGAGTTGCAGCAACAGGCCATCGAAGCATGTTGTGATGTGAAGAAGCGCATCGTTGCCATCACTGGTAAGGCAGGCACAGGTAAGACTGTGCTGCTCAAAGAGGTAGCTAAGCAGTTAGAGGCAGTAGGCTACACTGTGCAGTCATCTGCACCAACTGGTAAAGCAGCCAAGAGGATACAAGAGGCAACTGGTCTGCACGCTATGACCAATCACCGTATGCTTGGCTACGGTATGCCACGAGAGATAGAAGTGGATGATGATAGGACTGGTGAGAAGAAGCTCATCAGCATCTCCACTGGTCCCAGATATAAGTCCAACAATGTGATGCCATACGATACCATCCTGTGTGATGAGTATGCGATGGTCAACCAAGAGATCAATCGCAACCTGATAGATGCACTCAAGGCTGGTGCTCGCATCTGCATGTTCGGTGATGTGAACCAGCTAAAGCCTATTGAGGAAGATCGGAGGTTAGATGAGCAACCATCGGCATTCCAGAATGCACTATCGAAGTTTGGCGGGATCACACTCGACACGATCCATCGACACGACGAAGGCTCTGGAATTGCTCGCAACGCTGCACTCATTCTGCAAGGAAGGATGCCCCGTGTTAGTGACGACTTCAAGATCAGGCAGACAGATCAGCCTGTCAATACAGTGCTTGAGTTCGTCAAACTGTGTAGCGAGGAAGGACATTCATACGCTGATACAGACCACCAGATAGTCACGTGTATGAACAAGTCATGGATCGGAACACAACGCCTCAACCTTGTGATCCAAGCACACTTCTGGGATCGCAACAGACCATTCCTTGACTTGCCTCGATACAGGATAGCAGGCAAGGACCAACCACCCATTCGCATACAGGTAGGCAGTAAAGTGGTCTACACTGCCAACACATACGACATGGATGGCTCTGGCACTACTTACGCCTTCAATGGTGAGGTCGGCATCGTGCAAGACATCAACCATGCAGAAGGCAGCATCGAGATAGACTTCATGGATCGCACCGTAGTCGTGCCACCACTGCTCATTGTGGTGAAGGACAATGGTGTGGTGCAGGAACAGGACCCACGTCGTAACATCGACTTGGCGTATGTCCTGACGACACACAAGATGCAAGGATCGGAGGTGAAGCATGTAGCATACGTATTGAATAAGTCTACGCTGTGGGGACAGTCCCGTAGGAACTTCTACACAGCAGTCACACGGGCACGAGAGCATTGCACCGTGTTCTGTGATCCACATTCGTTGGCTAAGTCAACGAAGTTCACTGGATAGCAGTAAGGTCTACACACAATGGCATTCACAAGCGTCAACAAATCACGCATGGGTGGGCAGGGGCGCACGATGGAGGTGCGGCTTGGCTCTCGACTTCAGAGCGGGAAGGGAACGACACGACAGATATACTTCTCCATCTCTGGTGACGTGGTGCAACAGGTAGGATGGAAGAACATCGAGGGGATTGTGGATCGCATGGCTGTTGAGGTCGGTATCCTTGAAGGCAGTGGTGATGATGCTGGCTTCTTGTTACTGACACAGGAAGCAGAGAGGAAGTATATCTTCAGTGGCGGAGGAAAGACTACAACCAGGAGCATCACTGGGAGTGTCGTGTCCAAAGCATTCGAGTTCTACGAGCTTGGGTATGTGCTCAAAGATATACAGCCTGAGTCTGTAGAGTTCACAGTGGATGAGAAGGAACACACCATCCTCATTCAGTGTCCTGATTGGCTAATCTACAAAGGCCATCCTGAATTGATTGAGGATGGTGATCCTGGCACAGATGAATGGATACCTAATCCCAAGGAGACTGTGACAGAGCAGATAATACGAGAGGAACGAGAGAAGATCAACCAAGAGACTGCCATCGCAGTGGCTCACGAGTTACTCATCGACAGGCCAAAGCGTAAGCAACTGGTCACAGTCCATCCCAACTACGATGAGGCTGCACCTGACGTAGTGATAGCACCTGGTAAGGATGCTGATCTACCTGCCATGAACAGGTCAGAGCGTCGTGTGTTAGCTAAGAAGGTAGCACAAGCTATGCCTCGCTCACGTCGTTAACTTCAACTGGTCCTCATCGCAAGGTGGGGACCTACCAAGGACATACACACATGCTAGACGAAGACGAAGAAGACAACAGGCAGATCAAACTGCTTGCAGTCAAGATCATGGACCTAATCCAAAATGAAGGACTGTTCCATAAGCCACACGTCTTTCTAATCTCACTCATGTTGGCTACTGGTTCATCCATTGCTTCTCTGATAGATAGTTATGACGCAAGGCTCAGGGTCACTGCAAAGCTCACAGCCATCTTGCTTCGACAATCCTTTGCAGAAACGGATGTGCATCGTGATGTGCCGAAGTCAGGTGAGCAGGAGGACAACTGATGCCAAGATATGTGACAGATATACACACGAGCGTAGCTGCAATCCAAGATGCGATAGACTTAGTGATGGGCACACCATGTGCTAAAGATGATCGCTGTGTCGTAAGAGTAACTGAGAAGTCAGATGCATTGAACATCCGTGTTCGTAGTTGCGCTCATCACCCTCTCTGTCTAGTAGACGAACTCATGAAGCTAAGGAGATCCAACTGATGATGATTGCACCAGTGAAGAACATAGCGGAGATGAACAATGAGCTTCGAGCTTGTGTCACTGCTGCTGGTCTTGAGTTTGATTGTGGTGCTGGTGGTCGTCTTGACGCGACGATTGCAATCGTTGCTGAGGCTCCTGGAGATAGAGAGGTTGCACTTAGACAACCTCTTATCGGAGGTTCAGGCAAGTATCTATGGGATCGTCTCAGGACTGAACGCATCACACGCAATGATGTCTACATCACCAACGTCTGCAAGAGGAAGCTCGTGTCAGCCGCAGAAGGACACGCTGTCACAGACAAGCAGGGGAAGATCACTCTCACCAAGCAGGAGCGAACCCACTGGCGTCATATACTTTGGGAGGAACTCTCTCGGTTGCCCAACCTGCAATACGTGGTTGCGTTGGGAAGCTATGCACTGCAAGCCCTGGTTGGATACGAGACTATCACCAAAGCAAGAGGTTCCGTATTCCCAATCGACATTGGAGATAGACGTATTCAGGTCTTGGCAACCTACAACCCCGCCCACGTGATGCGTGAACCACGTATGGAGATTGTGTTCCGCTTCGACCTAGACAAGTTGGCACGTCTACGCAAGGGTGAGTTCAGTGTCCCAAGTATTTCTACTCTATCCAACCCTTCATTCACAGAGGCGATGGATACAATACGCTGGCTGCACACCTGCAAGGAACCAATCTCCTACGACATTGAGACAATGGCTGGTGAGACAGCATGTGTTGGCTTTGCACCAACGAACAAAGAAGCCGTATGTATTAACTTCCGTTCACAGGGTAGGAACCACTTCACGTTGGCCCAAGAGCGTGACATTAGGCTTGCCATTCAAGGACTGCTTATGGATACAAGACAACGCTTCATCACACAGAACGGGCATTATGATGCATCATGGTTGTGGTATAAAGATCGCATCCGCTGTCACGGTCACTACTTCGACACAATGCTTGCACACCATACACTATATCCCCCATTGCCGCATGATCTTGGCTTCATCACTGCTCAATATACAGATCACCCCTACTACAAGGATGAAGGCGATCTCTGGAAGGAGCAGGGTGATATAGATGCATTCTGGGATTACAACGGCAAGGACTGTTGCATCACACGCATAGCCTATGAGAAGATGGACCTCGAACTAGCTGAGGCTGGCTTGGCATCCTTCTTCTACACACACATCATGCGTCTACAGCCAGAGCTAGTCGAGATGACAAGCAATGGAGTGTCAGCGGATGGAGAACGCAAGGATCGTCTCTCAGTCGAGCTTGGAAGAGAGCTTGAAGAAGCAAGACGACTATGCCAAGTCAAGGCACGTGAGGCAACTGGAGTTGCTGATTACGAATTTAATCCCAACAGTAGTAAGCAACTTGCTAACCTCTTCTTTGACGAGTTGCACTTGGTCGGACGAGGAACGTCTACGGATTACGAAAATCGTGAGCGTATTAGAAGGCATCCACGCACTCCACCAGCAGCTAAAGACCTTATCGTTGCCATTGATACGTTCAAGGAGCAAGCCAAGTTCGTCTCCACCTACATTAGAGCAGAGCCAGACGACGACGGACGCTGGCGTTGCTCATGGAAGCAAACAGGAGTCAGTTCCGCTCCTGGACGCCTCAGCAGTGCTCAAACAAACTGGTCTACCGGGCTGAACTTCCAGAACATACCTGAGAACGCGAAAGATATGTTCGTTGCACCCCCCGGTTGGGAGTTCAGCTATTACGACATGGCCCAGATTGAGGCCAGGATTGTTGCTTTCTTGGCACACATCCCTGTGTGGAAGTTACAGTTTGAGAATGCACGCTTGCATCCTGGCTCATATGATGCACATTGTGCACTAGCTGCGGAGATGTATAGGGTCCCCTATGACGACGTTCCTCGACAAGACCGAGATGCTTCAGGCAAACCTACCATCCGGTATGTTTCAAAGCGGTGTCGCCACGGCCTCAACTACAGGATGGCAGCCGACAAGCTCGCCACCGTCACAGGATTGCCATACGTTGAAGCTGAGCAGGCTTATCGCCTCTACCACATGGCAACGCCACAGGTCCAACTGTGGTGGGATGACGTTATTGACCTCGTGCGACGGCAAGGGTCTGTCACTACTTGTCTTGGAAGACGATGGGTCTTACTAGAACGCTTTGATCCGGCTGCGCTCGATAGCATCGTTGCTTTCGAGCCGCAGTCGATGAATGGTGACTGGACTAGCAGCGTCATCTACAAGTGCCACTCTGATCCTGAGTGGCCACCCACTGCACGCATCCTCATCAACGTGCATGATGCAAACATAGCATTGAACCGACATGAAGATGGTCCTACAGTGAGGGCCATTATGAAGCGTCATGCGGAGCAACCGCTGTGGATCAACTCAATCCAAAATCGCTTGCGTGGCATAGACGATCCAGAGCCACTCATCATACCAGCAGAGATGGGTGTATCCTTGCCGGATGCTCATGGAGTTCACCGCTGGAGCACAATCAAGAAGGTGTAGATGCGCAACTACCAACGCCTAGTCCCAGCCAATTCCTTCCTGGGCCGATACTTGTCCTATATGCAGAGCCAAGAGACTGCTGAGGCATTCGACTTCTGGTCTGCACTATGGGTAATCAGCACAGCATGTGGACGCTTCACTCATGTGGCACGTCCTAGAGCGCCTGTCTACCTCAACATGTTCCTTGTGCTAGTAGGAGAGAGTGGTGTCGCCAGAAAGTCCACTGCTATTCGTAGTGCTACTAGCCTCGCTAGGCATTGCACTGGTGGCGCTTCTAAAGTGGGTCTTATAGATGCTAAGGTCACACCTGAGAAGCTAGAGGAGATATTGCATGATCGCACAGCAGAGTTGGGCACAGCACAGTTGGCGATTGCCATCCCTGAGTTGGCTGTATTCTTGGGCACAGAACAATACATCGCACACATGCCTGTTCTACTCACCGACTTATATGATTGCCCTGATGAACGACACAGTGGTGGGACCATTGCTAGAGGAGCCACTTACCACCACAAGGTATGGCTCAACTTTATCAGTGCATCAACTCCGATCTGGTTGCTCAAGACAGTTAACCCAAATGTCATTGAGGGAGGTTTCACCAGTCGATGCTACTTCATCATCAGCAACACACCCAAGTCTAAGATCGCATGGCCAACAGAACTCGATAGTATGCTTTACAAAGACCTGTGCGATGACGTTAAGATCATGGCGATGGAGGCAAGGAGTAAAGGACCAATACAGATCACTCCATCAGCACTCATGGTATTCACCAAGTGGTATGGAGAGCGAGGCCACTCACTTGATAGCTTCAAGCAATCCTTTGAAGCCAGAGA